GCAACCCGTACCCTCCCGGCAACCCTTCCCCCATCGCTCAGGAGAGCCACCGTGTCCTTCATCAACACCGCCGACCTGGCCGACTCCGCGTCGTTCAAGGCGCGGGTCAAGGTGACCGTGGCCACGGTGGCCGTGTCGGTGTGGGCAGAGGACGCCACCGGCATGAGCGAGCAGCGCCACGACAAGCGCCTCGCCCTGGCCCGCGCTGTGCTGGCCAGCCCGCAGCAGTACGCCGACCTGTTCGTGTGGCCGGTGCTGGCCAACGTCACCATCGCCCAAGCTGGGCTGGACGCCACGGACGGGGACTTGCAGTACCAAGTCGGGCAGGTGTGGGACGCCATGGCCGGTGTCACCGCCGCCGACCTACAGCCCCCCGCCTGATGCCCAAGTGCATCGACCTGTTCGCCGGACCCGGTGGGTGGTCCGTCGCCAGTCATCAGCTAGGGATCAGCGAACTGGGGGTCGAAAACAACCCCAGCGCAGTGGCCACCCGGGATGCAGCCGGACACCACACCGTCCCCCTCGACGTGCTCACCCTGGACCCGGAGGACTACATCGGGGTGCCGGGTCTGATCGCCAGCCCGCCGTGCCAGACGTTCAGCCGTGCAGGTAAGGGCACGGGCCGTCGCCAGTTGGACCTGGTGCAGGCCGCAGTGCAGGCCATGGCCCGGGGTGTGTGGCCGGACGAACTGGTCGCGCAGAGCACCGACCCCCGCACCGCGCTGGTGCTGCAACCGCTGCGCTGGGCGCTCGCCATGCGCCCGCAGTGGTTGGCCTTCGAGCAGGTGCCCGCAGTGCTCCCGGTGTGGGAGGCCATGGCCGAGGTGCTGCGCCAGCGCGGCTACAGCGTGGTCACCGGGTGCGTGCAGGCCGAGCAGTACGGCGTACCGCAGACCCGTCGCCGCGCGGTGCTGCTGGCCAGCGTCGCCCACGACGTTGCGCTCCCCGCTCCCACGCACAGCCGCTACCACCCGCGCAACCCCACCAAGCTGGACCCGGGCGTGCTGCCGTGGGTGAGCATGGCCGAGGCGCTGAACTACCCCGATGACGTGGTGGGGCGCGCGCTACAGACGCCCAGCATGCTGCGCAGCAACGACTACACGGTGCTGCGCACGCTGGACCGGCCCGCGCTGACGCTGGCCACCGGGCACGACGCCAGTCAACTGCGCTGGGTGCCCACGTTCGTGAGCCAGAGCGGCACCCCGGTGGACGAGGCGTGGCCCGAGCACCGCCCCAGCACCACGGTGGCCGGTCGTGACCTGGTGCAGAACCCCGGGGCTACGGCCAACCGCTTCAACACCTCCACGAAGTCCCGCAATGACGGGGTGCGGGTGACGGTGCAGGAGGCCGCAGTGCTGCAAACCTTCCCGCTCGACTACCCCTGGCAGGGCACCCGCACGGCGCAGTTCACCCAAGTCGGTGACGCCGTGCCGCCACTGCTGGCCCGCGCGCTGCTGTCCGCTGTCCTGTAGACGAAGGAGAACCACCATGCCCAAGGTCAAGCACCGCAGTGGCGGGCGCAGCATCGAGGTACCTGCTGCCCTGGTGAACGAGTACGTGTCCCAGGGGTGGGTGGTGCAGACCAACACCCCGACCAAGAAGGCCACCGCGCGCAAGCGCGCCACCAAGTCCACCACCCGCACACCTGACAGCGAGGGCACCCCGTGAGCAACCCCAACCTTGTCCTTCTGTTCGCCATCATCGTGCTGGTGCTGGCCGTCTTGCTGGTCGCCTTCAACGTCTAGGAGCCCTGGTGGTCCGCGCAACCATCCCCGACACCCTGGCCAACCTGGCCGTGCCTATCGACGGGCTACAGCCCTACGGGCGCAACCCCCGCAAGGGCAACACCGACGTGATCGTGGAGTCGCTCAAGCGGCACGGGCAGTACCGCCCCATCGTGGTGCGCGCCAAGACCTACGAGGTGCTGGCCGGTAACCACACCCTGGCCGCAGCTAGGGAACTGGGGTGGGACCAAATCGCCGCCACGTTCGTGGACGTGAACGACGACGAGGCCGCGCGCATCGTGCTGGTGGACAACCGCGCCGCCGACCTGGGCACCTACGACGACGACCTCCTGGCCGAACTGCTGTCCGAACTGCCGGACACCACCGGCACGGGGTACGACGCGGACGACCTTGCCACCCTGCTGGCCCTACAGGACGGCCCGCACAGCGTGGACGACCTACAGGACGCCCTGGACGAGGCCGACGCCAGCGCGTGGCCCTGGGTCAAGGTGCAGCTAGACCCGGAGAACCACCGGGAGTTTCAGGCGCAACCGGGGGAGACGGACCAGGAGAAACTGCTGGGTCTGCTCACCCGCGCGGGTGTGCAGTGAGCCGCCGCACCGACTGGCCCGCGACCCTCATATGGGTGCTCGCCCTGGCTGCTGTGCTGGCCTGGTGCGCGATCTTGGTCGCCGCCGTTGTGAACCTGGTGCGCTGACCCGTGGCCGTCAACATGCTGGTGTCCTATGCCTTCTTCGCCCGCGACGACCTGGGCGCGCTGCGCGCCAACATGCCGTGCGGGCGGTTGCTCATCGACTCCGGGGCGTTCACCGCCGCGTCGGTGGGGAAGCGCATCGAACTGAGCGCATACGCCGAGTTCCTGACCACCTGGGCGCACGTGTACGACCACGCCGTCACGCTGGACGTGATCGGTGACCCGGTGGCCACCAGACGCAACACCCACGCGCTGCACCGCAAGGGCATCAACGTGCTGCCGGTGTTCACCCGGGGTGGCACGGTGGCCGACTTCGACGCCATGGTGCGCGACAGCGGCTACGTGTGCGTGGGTGGTGGTGTGGGCATGCCGCCCACGGTCGTGGTCAAGCGCCTGCGCGCCTTGCAGGTGCGCGCCGAGGAGTTGGGCGGTGGCATCCACGCGCTGGGCGTGGGCAACATGACCGGGCTGCGCAGCATCCGGCCCTACAGCGCGGACGCCAGCAACATCAGCGGGGCGTTCCGGTTCGGCACCGTGGTGGCCTACGACGGACGGCGCATGTTCAACGTGCCGGTGAGCGACCGCGCAAGGTTGCGCAAGCACCTGGCGCTGCTCAAGGACCAGGGGCTCGGCCCCGAGGTCACGGACTTGGTGCGCACCGGGCGACAGCCCGTCAAGCTAGGGCGCGCTGCGCTGATGCGCGGCATGAGCGTGGCCTACGCCGCAGCCGATGAGGACACCGTGCGGTTCGGGGTGCCGGTACCCAAGGGTGTGCACGACACCAGCGGGACGCACCTGTATTCGGCGGTCACCGGATCACACCTTGCACCCGCCGTGGCCCGCCTGGACGGCGCGCTGCACAGCGGGACGTTCGCCCCACCGATGTGGCAGCGCCGCGCGGCTCGACACCGCGCCCAGTGCCGCGCACCGCTTGCCCAGGAGGCACAGTGAACCCCGACGCCGGTACAGCCTTCGGAACCTGGCAGGACCGCACCAGCCGCCTGCTGTACGCAGACGCCATGCCTGCACTGCTGTCCGGGGTGCCGCGCGACGGGCTCACCCTGGACCTGGGCGGGGCCAACGGGCTGTCGCGGCAGTGGTTCAACAACGTGCTGACCGTGGACGTGGACGCCAGCAAGCAGCCGGACGTGGTGGCCGACGCGCTCACCTACACCCCGGACCCCCCGGTGGACCGCGTGCTCCTGCGCTACGTGCTGCACTACCTCTCCGACGCCAAGGTGCGCCAGCTAGCGCGCCACGTGGCCACCTACGCCGATGAGTTGGTGGTGGTGCAGTTCGTCAACGACGACCTACGCGCCAAACGTGCGAACAGTGTCAACGAGACGAAGCACTTCCGCTCAGAGGTCATGCTGCTGGGTCTGCTGCGCCCCTGGCGGGTGCACCAGCGCATCGCCCTGGCCTACGACGTGGACCCCCAGTTCTATGCCAACCGGCTGGGTCACCCCAGCCCCAGCGGCCACCCTGAGACGGTGGTCGGTTACCTGTGCCGAAGGACCGCGCCATGACCTTCACCATCCAGAAGGACTTTGCCTTCTCCGCGAGCCACGTGCTGCTGGGTATGCCCGAGGGGCACCAGTGCGGGCGGCTGCACGGGCACAACTACGTGCTTCGCATCGCGCTGGCCGGGGACACCCTGCTACCGCAAGGGTTCCTGTTCGACTACGGCGACCTCGCGCCCATCAAGGCCATGGTTGACGACGTGCTGGACCACCGGCACCTGAACGACTGGATGGACGCCAACCCCACCGCCGAGAACCTGGCGTATGCCATAGCGCGCGCTGCTCCCACGCTGCTGGACCTTCCCCCGGGGGTCTCCGTCGCCGTGGGTGTGAGCGAGACGCCAAAGACATGGGCGTGGTGGACCCCGTGAACGGCAGCCCGCTGCTGGACGCAGCTACACCACCCGTCACCCTGCCGGTGTCGGAGGTGTTCGGTCCAACGTGGCAGGGGGAGGGGCCGCACACCGGGCTGCGTACCGGCTTCGTGCGGCTGGGGCTGTGCAACCTCCGGTGCGAGTGGTGCGACACCCCCTACACGTGGGACACCACCCGCTACGACGTGGACAAGGAGTGCCCGCCCACCACGGTGCAGGAGGTGCACGAACGCCTGCGCCGCATAGGCGTGCGCACCGTGTGCCTGTCCGGTGGTGAGCCGCTGGTGCACGCCAAGCACCTGCCCGCGCTGCTGGTCGATGAGTGGACCTGGCACGCGGAGACGAACGGGACCATCGCACCGCCGTGGTGGTGGGACCAGCGCGTGGAGCACACGACCGTGAGCCCCAAGATCAACACGCGCGACCCGTACAAGCGCCGGATCAAGCCCGAGGCGCTGGCGGCGTGGAACACCCTGGCCCGCGCTGGTGCGGCTGCGTTCAAGTTCGTCTGCCGCACCCCAGCCGACCTTGGGTCCGTTGCTGCGCTAGCCACCATGGAGCACATCGCTCCCGAGCACATCTGGATCATGCCGGAGGGTGTCAACGCCGGGGAACTGCTGCACCGGCACCGCGTGCTCGCCCAGGGCATCGCTGACCGGGGGTACAACACCACCACCCGTCTGCACGCGCTGCTGTACGGAGAGGAGCGGGGACGATGAGCACAGCCACCACCACCACGCGCCGACGCGGCCCCGTGGAGGAGGAGCCGGACTACCAGCACGCACTGGCCGGTGTGCGAGCCCTGCTGCGCCTCATGGGTGAGGACCCGCACCGGCCCGGGCTGGTCAACACCCCCGAGCGCGTGGTCAAGGCCTACCTGGAAATGGCTAGCAGGCCCAACGACCCCGAGCACGACCTAGCCGTGGTGTTCTCCGACGTGCAGCACCCGGGCACCCCGGTGACTGTAGGGCCGGTGCCGTTCGTGTCGCTGTGCGAGCACCACCTACTGCCCTTCACCGGCACGGCGTGGGTGTCCTACGTGCCGCGCGCTGGGCGCGTGGTGGGGCTCTCCAAGCTGCCCCGCACCGTGGCGCACTACGCAGCGCGACCGCAGGTGCAGGAGCGTCTGACGGCGCAGATCGCGGACGCCCTGGTGCAGTACGTGGACCCGCTCGGGGTGGGTGTGCTCATCGACGGTGTGCACACCTGCATGACCCTGCGCGGGGCTCGCGCGGGTGGACGGATGCGCACCTACGACGTGCGCGGAGCCATGCGCGAGAACGCCACGCTACGCGGCGAGTTCCTGGCGGCGGCGAAGTGAGCGACAAGCGCAAGCTGCCGCAGGGGTACGACCCGGAGGTAGCCCAGCGGGTGCTGGGTCTGCGCCGTGGTGGCGCGTCCTTCGACGCGATCAGCCAGGCGCTGAACCTCACCCCGGATACAGCTAGGGCCTGGTTTGACGTGGCCCTGGGCACCGTGGACGTGCAGGTGCAGCAGGCGCTGGAAGTGGACCGGCTCGACCGGCTGCACATGGCCGTGTGGCCCAAGGCGCAGCAGGGTGACCTGGACGCAGTGGACCGGGTGCTCAAGATCAGCGAGCGCCGGGACAAGGTGCTGGCCGACCCGAATGCCAACGACCACGCGCTGCGCAACGCCTTCGACGCCAGCGCAGCAACCAGCCAGCACACCACCGAGGTGGACACCGCGCTGATTGAGGCGGGGCGCACCATCGCGGACCGGGTGGACGCGGCGGTGGCCAGCGGTAACGGGCTGGAAGCAACCAAGGCGCTCTACCTGGTCCCGCACATGCTCAACGTCCTGCGCGAGATGCTGGCCACCCCAGCTAGCCGCCAGGCAGCCGGTGTGGCCGCTAGCCAGGCCAAGGGCAACCGCCTGGCCGAACTGCGCGCGATCCACGCCAACCGCAGCACGGGCTGATGCTCACCGGGGTCACAGAGCCGCGCATCTACACCCCACCGCTGCGCGACCTGTCCCAACCGGACGCCACGCTCGGTCACAGCGTCATCGCGTTCGCCACCGACGTGCTGGGCATCACCCTGCTGCCCTGGCAGCGATGGTTGCTGCTGCACATGCTGGAACTGCTACCGGACGGGACGCTGCGCTTCCGCACCGTGGTGGTGCTCATGGCCCGCCAGAACGGGAAGTCCACGCTCTCCCAAGTGCTGGCGCTGTGGTTCATGTACGTGTACGGCACCGCGCTGGTGCTGGGTACGGCGCAGGACTTGGACACCGCCGAGGAGGTCTGGCAGGGCGCGGTGGACCTGGTGCTAGAGACGGGCGCGGACGACATGCCGCTGCGCCCGGAACTGCACGACCTGCTGGACCGCGTGGTGATGGTCAACGGCAAGAAGTCGCTGAACCTCAAGACCGGCGAGCGGTACAAGGTGAAGGCAGCGAACCGGCGCGCTGGTCGTGGGCTGTCCGGTGACGTGGTGCTGCTGGACGAGTTGCGCGAGCACCAGACCTGGGACGCGTGGGGTGCGATCACCAAGACCACCATGGCCCGCGACCAGGCGCTCATCCTCGCGCTGTCGAACGCAGGGGACGCCACCAGCGTGGTGCTGCGCTACCTGCGCAAGCTGGCGCACGAACCACTGGGTGACCCGGACAACCTGCGCGAGGCTGGTGAAGCCGTCCCGGTGTCGTTGCCGGACGACGAGGACGACCTACTGCCGGACGACGACGACACCCTGGCGGTGTTTGAGTGGAGCGCCCCACCCGGGTGCAGCGTGCAGGACCGCAACGGGTGGGCCATGGCCAACCCCAGCCTCGGCTACACGATCAACGAGCGCACGATAGCCAGCGCGTGTCGCACCGACCCGGAGTGGATATTCCGCACCGAGGTGCTGTGCCAATGGAGTGAGGGCACGCTGGAAGGTCCGTTCCCTGCAGGTGCCTGGGAGGCATGTGCGGACCCGGACAGCCAGCGTGCACCTGGGGCGCAGGTGGCGCTGTGCGTGGACGTGACGTGGGACCGCGCCACCACCTACGTGGGGCTGGCTACGACCCGCAGCGACGGCCTGGCGCACGTAGAGGTCATCGCCAGCCGTGCAGGTACGGACTGGGTGGCCGACTGGTTGACCAGTGGGGAGCGCAGCGCGGACCTACGCGCTGCACCCGTAGCCCTGCAAGCCAAGGGCGCACCGGCCAGCAGCCTGCTGGCTGCGCTCAACGACGCGGGGGTCAAGGTCGTGGAATGGGGCGGTCCCGCCCTGGGTGTGGCGTGCGGGGCGTTCTACGACCGGGTGCGCGCAGCCATAGGCGAGGGCGAAGCGAGGACCGCGCTGCGCCACCGCAACCAGCCGGTCCTGAACCTGGCCGCAGCGACCGCGAGCACCCGACCAGCCGGTGACGCCTGGCTGTGGGACCGCAAGCGCAGCAACGCCAGCCCGCTGGTCGCCGTGACGGGTGCCCTGTGGTGCTTGACCAACGCCCTACCCGCACCGCGCCGCGTCAGCGCATACGAGAGCCGCAGATTGGAGGTGCTGTGATGGGTCTGTTCGACCGCTTCCGCAAGGAGACCTCTACCGAGGGCACCTACGCTCCCGTCACCGCCGACTTCTACGGCGCATGGAAGCTGAGCACCGAGGACTACGAGCGCATCCTCGGCCTGTCCCCGGGTGACATGTGGCGCACGCAGCCCTACCTGCGCACGGTGGTGACCTTCCTGGCCCGCAACATCGCGCAGCTAGGGCTACAGGCGTTCGTGCGGGTCAGCGATGACGACCGCAAGCGGGTGCGGGACGGCGTGGCCGCTGTGCTCGCGCGCCCCAACACCACCACCACCGCCTACGAGCTGATCTACGGCCTGGTGGCCGACCTCGCGCTGTACGACGTGGCCTACTGGTTGCTGAGCGACGCGCCCACGAACCGCATCGTGCGCCTGCCGGTGAACTGGGTCACCCCGCGCGGGGGTGACGCCATGGGTCCGGCTGAGTACCTGGTCAAGCGCAACGACCGGGGCGAGGCTGCGGTCATCCCGGCCAACCAAGTGCTTGCCTTCCACGGGTGGCACCCCGCAGCCCTGCACGCGGGTAGCAGCCCCGTGCACGCGCTGCGCGAAATCCTGGCCGAGCAGGTGCAGGCGTCCCGCTACCGCGAAGCCGTGTGGCAGCGCGGCGGCAAGGTGGGGGCGGTGCTGTCGCGCCCCAAGGACGCACCCGAGTGGAGCGACCCTGCGCGTCAGCAGTTCAAGGCCGACTGGGACTCCCAGTTCACCGGCACCGGCAGCCGGGTGGGTGGTACACCGCTGCTAGAGGACGGCATGACGCTGAGCCGCGTGGACTTCTCGGCGCACGAAATGGAGTTCATCGAGGGCGCGCGGCTGGCGCTGAACACCGTGGCCAGCGTCTACCACATCAACCCGACCATGATCGGGCTGCTGGACAACGCCAACTACAGCAACGTGCGCGAGTTCCGGCGCATGCTGTACGGCGACACCCTCGGCCCCACCATGGCCATGATCGAGGACCGGCTGAACACGTTCCTGGTGCCCCGGCTGGACGACCGCGCGGACCTCTACGTCGAGTTCAACATTGACGAGAAGTTGCAGGGGTCGTTCGAGGAGCAGACGGCTGCGCTGCAATCGGCGGTCGGTCGCGCGTGGATGACCGCGAACGAGGCCCGCGCGCTGCGCAACATGCCCGCTATCGACGGCGGCGACGAACTGGTGACGCCGCTCAACGTGCTGGTGGGTGGCCAGGCCAGCCCCACCGACAGCGCACCCCCCAAGGGGCGCGAGGTCGGCACCAAGGCGGGCAACCTGTTCCTCCTCAAGACCCGCGCCACAGAACGGCAGGCCGCAAAGATCGCGGAGGTGCTGCACCGCTACCTGACCCGACAGGGCAGCGCGGTGCTGGGCAAGGTAGGGGAGGGCGACTGGTGGGACGCAGACCGCTGGGACCGGGAACTCGCTGCCGACCTGCACGCGGTGGCCCAGTCCGTAGCCACCGACCTGGGCAAGGCCGAGGCCACTGCGCTGGGGTACAGCGCGGACGACTACGACGAAGCCGTGACCGTGCACTTCTTGCAGGCCGCTGCTGCGCAGTACGCCAGCAACATCAACACCACCACCAAGGCGCAGCTAGACGCCGAGGTCGCAGCCGACGACGGCGACCCCGCGAACGTGTACGCACCTGAGCGGGTGGCGCAGCGCAGCAAGGGCGTGGCTGGTCAGGTGGCCACCTTCGTGGCGGGGTTCGCCACCCACGAGGCTGGGCAGCAGCTAGCGCGCACCTACGACCTGTCCCCGACAAAGACGTGGGTGACCGGCCCCAACCCCCGCAAGTCCCACGCGGACATGGACGGGGAGACGGTGGGCATTGACGACCTGTTCAGCAACGGGATGCGCTGGCCGGGTAGCGGCAACGTGGAGCCGGACGACTCCGGGTGCAACTGCACGGTGCAGATCAACGTCCCATGACACCCACCTGGCAACTGGCCGCACTGGTGCGCGAGGTGCACGACGGGGACACCCTGTACGGCTGGGTGGACCAGGGGCTCGGCATCTGGAACCACGGCACCAGCAAGGCGGGGCTAGGTCTGCGGCTGTGGGGTTGCAACGCCCGGGAGTTGGCCCAGCCGGGTGGTGTCGAGGCCCGCGACCACCTAGCCACGCTCATCCCGGTGGGGTCGGTCGTGCCGATCACCTGCATGGCGTGGGACAAGTACCAGGGGCGCATCGACGTGGCCGTGGACCTTCCCGGCATCGGTGACCTGGTGACCCACCTGGCCGGTACGGGCTGGGTGGCTCCTTG